CCGAAGCGCGCAAGCGCACCCCGGTCTACTCCGGTTGCCTTGACCTTTTCCCCCTCGCTATAGCTGCTGTGTCGCGTGTGATGCAGTTTGGCGCTGATAAGCACAACGAAGGTAACATTGGCTGGAACCGTCCGGCGTCATCTGACCACAAGGACTGCATCGCTCGACACCTTATTGATAGCGGCTCTATCGACCCTGAAAGCGGTGAGCTTGCAGACGCCCACCTTGCTGTGCGAGCGCTTATGAATTTGCAGCTTGCCGAAGAAAAAAGACTTGGGGCTGAACCAAAAGAGTGATACTATTTTCGTATGGCGTGTTTACAAAAATTAGTGATTGACGCTTTGAACGACTCTGGCGGCTTGTCGCTTGTCGCTCTTGCCGAAGAAACGGGAGCGCTCTCAAAAGACATAACGCGAGAGCTTCAGGGCTTGATGTATGACGGGATTGTAGAACAGCGCCGCGTCGATGAAAGTAATTGGGTGGCCTTTTATCCGGCGAACTATTATTACGTCACCATTGGAGGAAACGATGAGGGAATTTCACGTCATTAGGATTGCGGGGCGCTCTCCTACGCCGTTTGAGCTTGTTACCAAGGGCGAAGAGTTTGCGCAGAGTCGATGCGACGAGCTTAACCGCCGCACTCAGGAATTGAGCTGCCAGAACCGGGACAGCAAGGGCGCGCGCATTTTCTATGAGGTTGTGTCTGATCGCGGTTGCGCGAAGCGGTTACGAGCGCTCATGGGCATACCCCTTCCTGATTTCTCGGTGCCAGCATCATGAGAATGGAAGTAAGGTGCGCCGCCTACGCCTGCGGTATTGAGCCGGACGACATGTTCAAGAGGGACGGGAGGCAGCCAGTCAAGGGCCGAACAATCACCATGGCCCGCGCCATAGCCACAGAGTTAATGCTTGCGAACGGGCTGTCAAAGCGGGCTGCGGCAAAAGCCCTAAGCGTGGGCGATAAGTGTGTGCGCGGTTATGAGGATATGATGGAAGAATACTGCGCTTTTGAGGACAGGGTTTACCGAGCGCGGGAAATGTCTAGGGCCGCGCTGCGATAGCCTCGTTACTCAATGAACGGTAAAAATCATACCACCCTTGAGCGCAACGAAGGTTTCCAACTTCGCCCGCACGGATATTTCCGAGAAGGCGGGCAATCTCTGAAAGGTTCTCGTTGGTTAAGGGTCCGTCAGGAATTGACGTTAATTCTTGTTCTGTGCATTGCACTAGAGATTGTGGTGCTTGCGGGAGAGATTGCGTGCTAATTGATGTTCCGCAGGCGCTCAAGAGTACCGGCGCTAACGCACACGTCATCTTCAACAACTTCATTTTCCGCCTCATTCGCCATGTCGTTGATTGCGTCTTTAATCTTGGATCGAGCGCGTTCGCGCTCCACCGCATCGTTTGCGGCCTTTTCTACAGCGCCAAGGGTGCGCTCGTTCCACTCCTGCTCCGCTGCCGCAAGTTTGTCACGCCACTTGGAGGCGCAGTCTATTCGGCCCTTGAGGTATATAAACCCCATGACGCCTACCACGCCCACAGAAAGAAGGACGTACCGAATGATCGGGTTAAGAAGCATGACGGCGAGAAATGCTCTAGCTATTATCGCGCCCTTATTACGGGCTGCTCTACACATTGTCCCTCAATATTCAAGCGTAAATCCTGCTCAACGCGCTGGCGTAGCTCCTCAAGCTTAAACTCACACACTTCCCGCGACTCAAACACTGCGGTTGCAAGGTCAACAGGTTGTCCGCTAGAAGATTCAATGAGGAAGATAATGGCGACAAATACAGTTTTCACAACGGCCTCCTATAAACTCAGACCGGATAACCCGGCGAGCACGGTTCCAATGAGAGCAAACGCACCTGTGATCGCAGCGCCAGCGGCGTTGGGATTCAGGAATAGGGCGAGGACGATAACGCCAGCGGCGAACAGCCCAGCCGTCTTATAAAATTTTTGCTTGCTCATGGGGGAAAGTTAGCAATATAATGGCAAGCGGTCAAATGGCTGTTTTGGAGGTTTTGTGGTTTTAGTTATTGAAAAATATAAAAGCTATTATGTTGTTTGGGTTTTCGGAAAAAACAGGGGGGGGTGGTCGGGTAAGATTTTTGATGTTATTTCAGAGGACCAGATTCCCGCCTTGCTTGCTGCCGTCAACCACATTAACAGCAGAATCCGATGACCCAACAGACAAGCCCACGGCAAATAGTGCGCGACCTTGGCGGGGAGTGGCTAGGCTCCTACGGCGTTGCCGTATGCCCGGTGTGTCAGGATGGCAAAAGCCGCGAGAAGCGGGCGCTATCCGTCATGGATAAGGGCGGCTATCCCTACATCACCTGTTTCAAGGGTTGCTCCCCTGCGGACGTTAAGAGGGCGCTTGGCGTGGGCTTGTCTCACAAACCAAAGCAGCGCGACCCTGAGGCGGAGCGCGACCGTGAGGCGGAGAGACTGTCCCGATACGAGGGCGCTGCACGGAAGGCTGAAAACATGCTGCGCAAAGCTGTTTGGAAGACTCACCCGTACTTCGCCAAAAAGGGGTTTCCGGACCTAGACGTTCCCGTATTACGATTGGGGGATAAGAATTGCGCCATCCTACCCATTAAGGATTTGGATGGAAAGCTTTGGAATTGCCAAATCGTCACAGAGGAAGGCAAGAAATCGTTTTTGAAGGGTGGTCGGCTGGTTGGGTGCGGAATAAAAATTGGCCATCAGGGGCGCTCTATGTGCGTTTGTGAGGGTTTCGCCACAGGGTTGAGTATATACAAGGCGTTTCGCGATAAGGGTGTGGATGTGACTGTGTGGTGTGCGCTAACTACGGCGGGCATTAAAGGGTTGCCGGATGCAGGAATTAAAGGGTTAGTCTGCGCCGACCGGGATGAGGTCAGGTTTCCAAAGAGAGCGCCCAAGTATGGTGCTGGCGAGTGGGCTGCGCTGAAGTCGGCCTGTGATTACGTCATGCCGCCAATCGAGGGAGACTTTAACGACCTGCACCTTTCGCGCGGACTTTCCGCCGTTTACGCCGCAATCCGCCCGGCCCTGAAATTATGACTTCAATGCCATATTCTGCCTTGGCCATTTTCTTTTTCAGATTCCAAACTGGCGTGGGCTTCATGCCCTTAAAATCCTCCCAAACATCCTCGCCGCCTTTTGTGTAGCGGAAATCTAGGATCATATCGCAAACGCGCTGGCCGTTAACATGCAGTGGCAGCCGTGCTTGGCGGGTTAAGTCTTGTATCTCACCAGCACGCTCAAGGAAAACCAATTCCCGCCAGCGCCCGGCCTCACCCTTACTATCAAAGACCATACCGTCCACTTCGGTCTTGACGTTTTTATATTTGCTTGGCTTTCCCATTAGCTTGCTGAGTGCATAGTGGTGCGCGACACACCGCCATCCGCAACAACCGTTCCAACCGTGATGGTGAATGTATCTTCCGTTACGCCGCACCCGGTTGTGTTAACGGTAACGGTCACGTTATGCGTGGAGCCTTCCGACTCGGTGTTCTCAATAGCGCCTGATATAACGCCTGTTGCCGAGTCGATTGACAGGCCGTCTGGCAACCCCGTTGCGGTGAATACCGTATTACTTCCAGACCCTACGCGAGCCCTGAAGAAAAGCGAGTAGTCCTTTGAATACTCCTCGTCAATGAAAAGGGTTATATCTGGAATTGCTGTTGTCTGTTGTGGGGCGCACGAAGTAGGTCTTGGAAATCCGCAATTGCTGCCTGCTGGAAAAACAAACGAGCTAGGCCATGTGTCGTAAAGTATTTCGTTTGTAACAACATACGTCCAGTTTTGCCATCCGGGGGATGAGTTGCTGCCGCCGTTGCGACGGCCAAAAACAAGCTTTTGATCTGATGGGTGTAGGATTCCCGGCGTGTAGTCAACAACCTTGGTGACAGTAAATGGTTCACATTCCGTTTCCATTCCCTCAGCGAACCACACAGCAATCCTGCCGCTTAAATACTGGATGCCGATGTATCGCACTCTTGCATTGTTAGAAAGGCTTATGATTTTGTTGTCGCCAAACGATGTTCCGTTTGTTGATGCGCGTATTTGCAGCCTACCGCCGTTAGAAAAACGAACCTCTAGCATCTTTTCGTCGCCTGTCTCGGCCCCAACGCTTAAAGACGTGTGGTTTTTACCAACGCCTGAGCTTCTAAAGATGTACTCTATAAAAAACGCACCCCCGGCAGCGAGGGTTGAACCTAGAATACTTGCAAGCTCTACGCCGCCGTCTGCGGTATCGTCCCACTTTAACGAAGTGCCAGCATCATTTCCAACAAGAGGCCAGTAAGGTAGCGTTCCGTTTAGCTCGTCCTCAATTCGAGCGCCGCCAACAAATGTTGGTGTTGCGCCAATAAACTCGCCAGTTGCTAAAGAGGTCGCATCGTCTGTTCCATTAAACCCACTCGCGAACCGAACATTATTGTCACTTGGCGGGTTTGCCATTTACACACTCACTTGCCCTTTGATTGTTACGCGCAATCCCGCCGCTGAGTTGGTTGTGGACGGCGCTACAACATCAACGTAATCGCCAGAAGCAAACGACACCGCGCCAGAAGATGCAAATACGCCGGTCTGTGACGATGAGGCAAAGGTTATAGTACCCACTTCGGAGCCGTTCTTTTGAATTGAGAACTCGGTCTCCGCATCGGGTGCTGTTTCCAGTCGAGCGCGCGAGCCGCTAAAATCGTCGGGAACGGTGAAAGCACGTACCGCGTATGGCCCAAGATAGGTTTGGTCCGACCCTACCGAGCCAGATGCGCCAATGGTGAAATCGTAACTCAGCGTGAGGCCGGTTTTGTAATCGTCCCTTGTCCACAATACAGTTTCGTTGTCGGGATCGTCGCCCGCGTCCGAGCCGTCCGTAAGAACGAACTTGTAGCTCACCGTATCGTCAAGATAGATAACGGGAAAAAGCCCGTCCGCGTCTGCATCAACCGGGTTGTCTCTTGGTGTGGTAAGCGCCTCGTCAGAGTACGAATCTGTGGGCGTTGTGGAGCCAGCCTCGTACACATAAAGCTTTGCGCCGCTGATTCGGGTTCCGTCTGTGTTCAGGGCAAGAAGTGAGGGGTTCAAAAAAATGGTCATGGTTCTATTCCGATAACTGTTCCGCCGCCTGCGTCTGCAACAGCGCCGCAGCAACAGCGTTTCGTTTCAGCAATTCAAGCACAGCCTCATCATTTTTAGCAAGGCGACGCATGGTCTTGAGGGTTTCTTGCGCCTTATTCGGGTCAATCAAGTTTTTTGACAACCTTTCTGCAACCTTTGGCGGAACAAGAAACGTATCGCCCACGTCCTTACCAAGGTTCGCCATAGCGGCACCGCCTAGCTTTGAGGAGTAAAGCCCACGAAGCGCCTCTGAAGCCTCTTGTGCGGCAACGTCGCTGGCCGCTTTCCGGCTTCCAGACGACGCAACCCTAAAGTTTACATTAGCGGCGTGTTCCATTTTTGCAATATCAATAATGCGGGCGGCTTCCTTCTTGCCGATAGCCTTTCGCAAAGACCGCTGAAGGGCTGAGTTGCGGGAAAGGTTTGAGACAAGCTTGGCTGCCTTTTCGGGAGACTGGCTGGCCGCAGATGCAAGCTGCTGAACAGAGCCTAGGGCTGTACCCTTCTTTGCCGCCGGTGTTAGGAACTTAATGGCGTCTGCGATAGACTCGGGGTTACCGCCGCCAGACACAACGCGCTTCGCCATTCCGCGCGGAAGTAGCTGACCGAACTTTCCGGTTTTTGGTTCTCCAAAAGCTGCCTCAGCGCGCCTAGAGCGATTTGCATACGTTTTTAGCATGTCTCCATATTCAGGAAACAGGTCACGGCCAATGTCGCCTACGCTTTTCGATAGGCGCGCGGCGTCAAGCGTTATCTGCCCTTTCTTGCCGCCGTCAATGGTGAACTGGCCCTTTGTGCCAATGTCAAAGCGAGCAGAATCAAGAACATCCATTGTAACGGGATACTCTTTTGCGATTGCGTCTGCCTCGATAAGTTTTTCTTCGGCTGCGGCAACTTTGCGCTGGGCTTTTGCAATGGCCTCCTCATCGCCGGATCGCATAGCTTTTGCAGCCCGGTTTTGAGCCTTAGCTAATTCCGTTTCCGCACTGTCAAGCGCCTGCTGTGCGCGCACGGCTGTTTTTAGGTTAGACGAACCGGGGATCGCCTGCGGCAAAACATCGGCTGCATTTGAAAGAATTTGTTGTTGCTGGCCGGGGAGCGCGGCGTAGTCGATAACCTCGTTTCGGATTGGGTCGAATGATTTCTTAAACTCTGCCTTCAGTCCGCGCTCCATTTCTCCCGGCGTGGCAACTGGCCTCTTTCCCCTAATGGCGGGTGGAAGGGTTGTTTGGCGCAACTTCCCAACCTCCTCCGCAGCATCTTGGATAGCTACCTGCGCTTCAGAGCTTCTACTGGAAATACGCTGCAATTCCAGCGCCGCCTCCGGGTCGGCAACATCAAGCAAGGAGGCCTCGCGTCCAGTGCCTGTCTTGAACTGCTCCATCAACTCGTCAACAGCGCCAGTGGGAATCTTCATGCGCTCAAGCGCCAAGCGCGCCGCTGCCTCGTCTTTGAAAAACCTTCGCAGCGCGGCACCGCCGGTTTGTCGCAATCCGTTAACAACCGCCGGTCCAGCGGAAGAAAGCCCGCCCCCGAGTAGGGCAGACCATCCAGCGTCTTGTAAAATATCCTCGCCCTTTTCTGATGCAGCGAAAGCAGCGCCCTCTGCGCCAGCCCCGCCAGCGCCAATACCAAAACGAGAGAGCGCGCCCTTACCAGCAGGCAAGCGACGCGCCGCGCCAACAGCGCCAACCGCACCACCCATTAAGGATGTGAGCGGGTATTCTTCCCGCAACTCAGAGCCCCTAGTGCGCGCACGATCAACCATTGTGTCTACGTCTGGAACGGGCGTGACTTCTTGGCCGCGAGCAGCCTGAATACCTTGTGCTATCCGCCCACCCACGGCCTGACCGGCAACATCAGCCGGTACACCCAAGCCAATAGCGGAGGCAGTACCGCGAGCCAATGGTTCAATCCGGCGAGGGTCTACAGCCCAAGCGGGTGAGCCGGGGGTTTTTGACATGTTATCGAAAGCGCGTCCGGCGCGCTGAAGCAGAGACGGGTCGCTCTCTGGCTGCGCGGGTGTTTGCTCGCCAGCGTCCCGCGCGGCTTTGTACGCATTAGCAACAGTCTCAAATTCAGGCGTTCCTTTTTTGTCCTGATTTTGAACTATCCACTCTGCATATTTCTGCGCACGGTTTTCATTTGCGGCCATTATAGACCCTCTAGGATTGCGTCTGCCTGACTGAAAACATCGTCGCCGGTTTGGGTTTCTTGCATTCGGCGCTGAAGCGCGCTTGAGCCGGGGGTGACGAGGCCCATGTATTTATCGGGAACGCCAGCAATACCGGCCTGCTCCTGTTGTGTCTCGATCAGGTTATTAATGTACTGTGTTTCCGCCTCGTAGTTTGTTTTTAAAAGCTCTAGGCCGCGCTGCGCTTGGCGCTCACTCATCTTGCCGCGCCCCTTTAGCTGGTTGGCCTGAGAAATGATGTTGTCATAAAGCGAGCTACCATCCGCCATGGTAACATCTTGAACGGAAAGAACACCGCCACCGTTCGCGAGGCGCGCGAGAGCGTAGCGAAGCTGGCCGGTGAGTGTTGGATTGTCAACAATCTGTTCGGCGTCCTTCTCCATGACGTTGTTAATCTTGGGATCGCGCACGATCTGCATTGCCCCTTTTGCAGCTTGCTCAAAGTCAGAGCCATAAGACTTAGCGACCTGAATAATCTGGTAGTCAGTCAGCCCGCCGGTTTCTTCTTTTTCGTTTGCCTTGCGCTCCGCCTCGCGCTCTGCAAGCTCAACCCTGCGACGCTCGAAACCAAGCCGAGTGTCTTCGCGGCCCTCTTTGCGCAACTGTGCGGGGTCTGAAGCCTCAAGCTCCTGCTTCATGTATTCTTCGCTGTAAATTGCAGCGGCCCCGGTTGGGGATTGTTGGTAAACGCTGAGAAGGTTGGGGATCGCCTCTTGAAGCTTTTGGTTTCCCTGCACCATGGGCGCAACGGCGGTAAGTCCGCTTTCGAGAGCGGCCTGCTCCTCCTCCGGCGTTGAAATGATACCGCGCGCCTTGGCCGCATCAATGCGACCAAGAATATCAACAACCGCGCCATAGCCGGTGCGAAACTCCTCGTTTTCAGCCATAGCGGCCTCACGGTCGGCTTGCGCGAGCTTGCGGGCGGCGTCCTGAAACTGTAACCCCTCGTCAATCTTTCCAGATTCAAACGCCACGTTAGCCGCGCCGCCGTAATCCTGATCCATAAGCGGTTGAGCAAGGCGGTTTTGGTACTCCTCTTGCTCGCGGCGATCCTGACTGGCGCGCACGTTCTGGCCTATGTTCTGGCCGAATGAGTAGCTTCTGTAAAAATCATCAAGCGCCGGCATCTTTGCCTCCGTAGTATTGTCCGAGCGCACCACCGACTACACCAAGCGCATTTCCAAAACCGCTGGTTTGTTGGCCGTAGCTGGAAGCAAGCCCTTGACCTTGCTGGTTTGCGATGTTCGCCTGATTGGCCGCGTTCTGTTGTGCCGCGCCTGAAATGTCGCCCGTGGCTGTTTGTCCTGCGCCAGCGACGCCAGCGAGGCGGTTCCAGTATTTGTCAAACTCCTGAGCGGCATACTCAGAGCCGAAGTCCTGAAGCCGTTTTAGCTGAGAGCCGGAAAGCAGCATACCGCGAGACGCAGCAGAGGAGTCGATTGCGTTAATCCCCTCTTTCATTCTGAACTTGTATCCGGGCGTGTTTTGAATCATCGCGGTTAGGCCGTTAACGCCGGGGTTCTCTACGTTAAGAGCGTATTGACCACCCCCTCCTCCGCCAGCAAGCCCATTGGCTGAGGAAGAGTCGCCAATTGTTCGCCCCTCAGCCTTGCCGTAGGTGTCGTAATGGTATTGCGCAAACCCCTGTGCTGTTGGTTCGTAGCCACGGTCTTGAATGTACTCTATATCTTCCGGTTTTGCGCCCTCCCAAGCGCTCTTAACGTCGCCGTATTTTGAAAAATAAGAATTTGCATCAAAATTAGCGCCCTTGCCGCCCCCGCCCAAACCGCCAGCGTTTGAGTAAATGGATTCGTAAGCAGAGCCGGATGTGAGTGAGTCTGGAACAGGAAGCCCGAGAATTTGCATCATACGGGCGGTTGCAGCGTCACCGGCCTGCGCTCTGCCTTGCTGAAGGCGTGTTGTATCTACAAACCCTTGGCGTTGCGCGTTTGCGCCGATTTGCGCCGCCTGCGTAATGGCGTCCGCGCTTTGTTCGGCGGCTTTGTTTTGTTTTTTACCGGCAATGATAGAGCCGATTCCAGCAATCCCCGCACCAGCAAGAGCAGCCATTAGAACCTCTTAACGTATGAATACTCTATTGGCGAGTATCCTCTTTTTCTGTAAATCTCTTTCGGTTTTTCCCCAAGCTCGTCAAGGCCGCTCATCATAATTTCATTAGCACCCAAGCGCTCGGCCCATTCTTCAAAAGCATCAAGAAGCTCCTTGCCCCCGCCGCCCGAATACCAAAAAAGCTCCTTGGCTATTTTGTATTCAGGGGCCAACCAGAGGGGCGTAACCACCCCGCCAATAGCACCCTTGTCGTGCATAAACACGGTTGCGTGGTCGACCTCTATCGCGTCTGTAATGATCTGTCTAACGGCGTCCGCATCGTAGCTGGCGTGACGCCATGGGGATATTGCGTGAAACGCTCGCCCCCAAGATATTAACTGCTCAACGTCAGAAAGTCCAGCTTCGCGAACGCTAGTCAATGTCATTGAAATTTGCCTTTCGAAGCGTGAAGTTTACGGGGTCCGTCACCCTCACCCTGAATATGCGCCCCGGCGGCTTCATTTGCCCCAAGGTGCGCGCAATAACGCGCTTTCCGTAAGCCCCAACCTTCCCGAAGTCCAGCCTGCGCTCATTAGACCAGTAGCGTCCCTCGCCGTCATCTGACCAATCCAGAAGCAAATGGGGGTCTTGGCCCTGCCCTGTTTGTGTTCCCTGCCCCTCAATTGCGTGAATCCTGAAGGAAAAGCAGGGGGTTCTGGCGTTTACTGGAATATTGGCCGTAGCTACCCGCTCGATTGTCTCTCCCTCGTCAGTGAAAACCGTAGGGTCCAGATACCAGATTTTCCCCGAATCCTCGTCACCAACCAGCACCTTCCCAAAAGCCCGAACGGCGTATATTTGCTGGAAAGTGTCCTTATTCCAAGTGCGCGCCTCCCACCACCTGCCGCTGGAAACATCCAGAACAAAGGTTCCTTCGTTGGGGAAGCGCAGCCCAATATGCTCATGACCGCCGAGAGTGTATGTCCAAGCCCTGATCTGCGAGGCGTTGCCATTGCGTATTTCCGTAGCAGCCGCCTCCTCTACGGAAAAGGTTGACACCCGCTCCGGCGTGTAGCCGCTTCCGATACGGTAATAGATGCCATTATCGCCCAAAAAGAATACGGTGTTGTCTGCGTTAAGGATTGTGTCTCTGGCGACACAGCCGCGCTCGATGGCCGCGCCGGAAATGGGGGTAAAGGCAGATTCGGACGGCCCGCCCGTTCCCTGCCAAGGTTCTGACGTTTCGGTTCCGAAAATATATACGGCGTCGTGTGATCTTATAACGCCAACGATGGGGTCTGCGTTTCGCTCTGCGGTGGCGAACGACAGCCCAACGATGGATTGCGCCTGTAAGGTTTCGGACCAGTAGAATTGGTCGTCGTCCTTAACTGAAAAGATGATGCGCTGATCTAGCGCCGTAATGTCAGAAATCGGCGTAGGCAAATCCGTGTCTGTGATTTGCGCTACCGTTTCGCCGTCTGTCCTGAAGGCGTTGCCGGAAGGGGAGAGGATGACGATTGAATTACGGATAGCGGCGAACCTGACCGGGCCTTGCGGAAGGTCAATAGCGCCGATGTTGGTTGTGCTGCCGAATTTGTCTGTGGCGTAAACCCTTGTGTCGTGTACGGTAATCAGCTTCCCGCCAGCCACACCGTCCCGCTGAAAACCGCCTTGGCAGTTTTGCTCTCCGGTGTTAGCGAACAAAACCCGGCCCTCGCGCGGTACTAGCGCGAACGGCTCATTACTGCCAGCAGAGGCCCCCTGCTCTGGAAACATGTTAACGCATATTTCCGGCGGAAGGCCGTAGTCCGAGCGATGATAAGCCTGCGACGCAAAGGACAGGTTAGGCAATTAACCCTCCTATGCGCTGGTTCCAGTCGCCGCGCGAGACTGCGTAATTAAAACGCCGGAAAGGGTGAAGTTGACGCTTGATTGGAAGTTTCCGCCGGTTGAGTCGGCAACGTCCACAAACACCGTTCCGCCCTCTGGTATTTTCCGCGCCGCCTGCGCAAAGGATTTTGTTTCCTTGGCTGTGAGGATGTAGTCCACAATGCAGTGGTCGTCATCGCCGGGGGCCACGGAAGAAGCGCCAGACGGGGAAACCCACACATTCACCACGCAATTCGTTGACGTGTCTGTGTTAACAGCCTGAAGCTTCTGGATAACGGCAACCTCGCCGCCCGGACCCTCATAAACCTTTTGCTCGGTTCCGGCGGCGGTTGTGTGCTGCACAACCTCCTCGAACTCTCTTACTGCCATAAAAACCCCTTTTCTTGGAATTTACCATAATTGCATTAAAAATCAACAGACCTGCACAGGCTTACGACGTAACCCACTCATAAACATTAACCTCGGCGTCTATATTGCCAGATGACATAGCAAACCTTAGCGCATCCGTGACCGTTGTTGATAGATATACGCCTAGACCATATAAACGCCGTATGTCGCCGCCAGCGGTGTAGATAAGGCCGTCATAGCGGACGTTAGTAAACTTTGAGGTTGTGTTTGCGCCAGTGATGATAAGCGTTCCCTCGATATACTCGTTTGTATCGCTGCCAACGGACGCTCCCCATAATGAAATATAGCTATCGGTCGATGCGTTTTGCGCCGAAACATCCCCGTCAATATCGTTTCCTCTGTGCCCCCATCCGTAATCGGACGCGCCGCTTTCAAACGACGATCCGCCGTCTGTTGAGAGGCGTATAAAGGCGTCAACCGCATCAGTTAGCGGTGTTATTATATATTCAATTAAAATTTTATCCGCATCCGGCAAAGCAACATCCGCCTCAGCCCCGTTAGTCACGGAGGCCCCGTCTGTCCTGCTCCAAGCCCCGCCACCGCCACCCCCTGCGCTGGCAAGCTCCTCAAGAGCGCCCTGCACGTCTGTTGACGTTAGGCTTGAGGAGGTATTATCGAAGTCAACTTGGGCGGCGTCGTAGTCGCTCGCAGCCGCAACAACCGCACCCGTTCGGCCAAAGACAGAGGAAACCAGACCGCCGGACGCGCCGACAATTTCATCAACCGCATCCTGTAGGTTCGTGGCGGATAGGCCAGAACTGGTATTGTCATAATCAATCTGCGCCGCATCGTAATCGCTTGCCTGCGCCGTTATTGCGCCAGTACGGCCAAACACCGACTCAACTGCGCCACCCCCACCCCCGGCGTCGGGATCAATAGACGCCAGCCTGACGTAAAGGCTCTGCACGGCGTCGTTAATTTCGTCTATTTCGTCTTGCGGGAAGGGGTAGCCGCGAAAATGCTCTTGCTCGCCCTCAATGTCATCAACCCGAATGCAGGCGTCCTCGCACCTTGCGTTTCGGGTAGTTGCGTCAATTTGTCGCAGCGCTTCGTTTGTTTCTGACTGCTCTGCTGCGAGGGATTGAATAAGAGCGCCAAAATCCGCATCGGCGGCTTGGAAATCGGACAGGGAATCTTCCCAACCGCCAGCGCGCCGCCAGATATTTTCCAGCAAGCGCCAAAAGGCGCGCGTTGCTAGGCCGCTTTTGGGGTCTACAATACTAATGTTTGACTGTGGAAAGCCAGTATCGGTCATGGGGCCTACCTGTAGTTAGGGTCGCCCATTGTAAAATAGACGCACCCCCACTCCCGATCAAAGTCCTCGGCCATTGTTAGGGCCTCCTCGGCAATAGCTTTGGCCGCAATCGCAATCTGAGGCTGGCCGGGGTAGACCGTGGGCGCAAGCTGGAAGGCAAGGTTTTTCACAAGCGCGTCAAGCCACTCCTGCGGAAAGTCTGGATTGTCCGTTGCGGCGTCGAAGTCCTCAATTGATCGCTGATAGGTAAACTTGATCTTCTCGCCGTTTACAGTTGACGGAACCTGCCAGATGTATAGCCGCCCCTGCGTTAACTGTGGGTCATAGTAAAACTGCGTCGGCACCCCGTTGGAGTCTTTGTTGGGAAGCGCAAAGTATTCCTCTCGGCTCATTGGCATAATGCGCGGAGTTTCGGTGCCTGAAGAATCCTCATATCGCATGTGCTCAATGCGAAGCGGGCGCGAGGCGAAGTCTGGCGCTGATCCGCCCATGGTGTAAGACTGCTGACCGGCGACAAGGGTAATCTCCCCCTCTGTTGCGCGCCAAAGATTGTAACCCTTAGCCTGCCAAGCTTTGATCATGCGATTAAGCTGGCGCATGGCGTATTCTGACAACTCGTGTTCCGGCGTCTCTCCGGGCTGTAATCCGCCAATAGACGCAAGCGCGTCCCGCACAATCAGGCGGGAAGTATCGTTGAAATCTGTGGAGCCGCTGGTAGCCAATTAACTTTCCTTTGAAACCGACAGGCCGGTCATTGTTATAACGCCCGTATAACCCAGCCCCTTCCCGCCGCGAAGCGTCAGGCGAAGGTATCGAGCATCTTTACTGATCTGCACAACGTAATCGGTCGCTGCGGGAGAAACCCCGCCGCCCTGCTCATTAATAGCCTCAAGCAGGGGTGTGTAGGTTATGTTATCCGAAGATGTTTCAATATAAAACCCCTTTCGAATATCAGGGTTTGTAGCGCCAGCAGCGGCGAAACTGCTGAGTGTAGCGCTGTTTACGCCAACCTCTGCACCAAGGTCTAGCGTCCAATAGACGAACGGGCGCGTCTCATCGGTTGCGCCGGAAGTATAAACGCTTGCGGCCACGGAGCCGGAAACCGCCGTCAGGTCGTTAATGTCTACGCCAGCACCAGCGGAAAACGGAGAGCCGGGGCGGGGGTCAGGAACGGTTATGTCGGTAGGTAGGCCGCGAACAAACTCCTGCGGGTGGCGTGGCTCCCATTGATCCTTGCCGACAATAAGTCCGGTCCACTCTTTGCGCGTGTCTTCTGCGTCATAGACAAAGCCGGAACGGTCACAGACCCTTTTGAATGAGCCGTGATAGCCGCCTCGCCGTTTATCGTGATGACGGACGGGTTTGCATCCCTTTAGTTGAAAATCCGCGTTTTTCACTTTTGTTGCTCTGATTCTAATTTCGGCACATACCAGTAGCGCCAAAGCTTTGTTGCAAAGCCACGAATATAGCTCGCCGCACTTCTGAAAAACAAATATGCAGCGTCGCATCCATCTTCTCTCATAACGTCAATAGTGGCTTGGTCTACATCGCGCCACGATAATGGGTATCCGTCACGGCGCGCTATTTTAAGGCATTGTTCTATAATTTCCGCCCGTGCCCTGCGTGGCTTGACGCGCTTCGTTGCAGCGGCCCCAGCAGGAACCACGCACCTTTTTCTCCACCCCTCCGTGTAAACGGTAAAAACAAAGTCTGTGTTGTACACAAGATTGTTGTGTAGTTTGTTGATTTGTGGGTTTAGGTTCTCGGCCCGCGTGGCTATTTCAACGTGGATCATTCGAGGCCTCCTATACAGCGTCTAATTGTGGCGGAATATTCACTATAATTTCCTACGGCCAATGTCTGTCGTTTATATAATCTACAGGACGGCTGGTTAACAGAAGTTCCGCCGCTTCTTTTATTGCTTGTACCTCCATAATAGAAGTTACGTATTGTGTTAAGAAATCTCGTTGAGAAGCAGTAAGAGTAAAACCTAGAGCATTTCTGATTAACAAACTTTCTGCTCTAGCTCTTAAAGAATGTTCTCTTGTTTTTACAGCGTCACGATTGTTTACGTTTAGAACAGCGCCTATTCTACGGTAAGCTTCTGTTAGAATTTCTTTCTTTCCCGGCCTTCCATATTCCATTTCTGATGCTGTAATTGCATCTTCTTCTAAACTGTCCAGACTTGCATCAGTGTAGTTGCTATCGTCTGAAACCCAAAAAATAGCACCATCTCTATCTCTACGCCACTTTCTTCCGTTTATACGTGTTGCCATGATACTACTGCCTTAATAAATAAACTGTATATCCACGAGCAGCGCCTGTTCTGTTCTCAATCCAAAGACTGCTACCCGAGCTGTCTGGGCGTATGTTCGTTTTATTATCTGGTCCGGTAGTGCCACCTAAACTGCCATCACCAGCAACTACATTTATTGTCGTACCTATCTGAGCAACTTCCTCTGCACTGACTGTAGAATTTGTCCGCAAAAAGAACAGCCCCATCCCTGCTGCGGTTACATTACCTTGAATAATTACGGTAGCACCGTTAAACCCGCCTACATTTACTTCGGCTGCGGCATCATCAGACACAATACCCGTAGAAAAAGCAATACCAGTATTTAACAAGGTTGTAGCGGAGGTGGATATTCCTAAAGTAGCTCTTTGTGCTGCTGCGTCCGCGTCGTCTATAAGATTTCTACCGGCGGATGTACAAGAAATTTCTACAGGATTGCCTGCGGAAGAAGCTCCTATTAAAACATCAGCTGATAGCTCTTGTAGTTTAGCAAAGGTTACTGCATCGTTTGCCAATTGTGCAGTGTCAATCCCGCCTGCGGTTACGGCGACGCTCGGATTGCCGGATACCCCATTACCGTCAGAAACGGTAATTCCTGTGCCTCCGGCTATAGTCCGCTGCGCCCATGTGTTTGCCGCCGTGCGCACTGCTATGCCAGTTGAACCTAACCCCTCAAGGGCCGAAAGGTCGTCGGCGAGGGCGAATGTGGGATTACCGGATACGCCATCGTTGTTTGAAATCGTAATACCAGCCGCAGGCTGCGTTAAGGAGCGCGGGGTGAGGGTGTCTGCCGCCGTCCTAACGGCAAGCCCGTTACCGCCCAATTCGTCGCTAATAGCGCCTACGGCGTCAGCGTCAGTGTAGGCCGCCTGAGTGTTATTGAAGGTAAGGGTGTCCGCGCCGTCGTCATGGACGATGGACATATTCGTTCCGGCAGTCGCAAAGGAGGCGATGGTGTCGCGCTGGAACTCTTGAAGTTGTGCGCCGGTTTTCTTTACCCCGCCAACGCCAGCGGTCTCGACAACATAAAAAAGGTCCGTGGCGGCAAAAGCACCGCCCGATGTCAGGTCTGATACGCGGGTGTTAGCCATTATTCAAGCTCCAAAACAGAGGAGTTGTCCTCTAGCAAAATAAAACTGGTTCCATCTTCCAGTAGAAGGCCGTTGTTGGACGGCCCCCCGCCCCCACCTGCGGACCCACCCCCACCCCATCGTTGAGACGGTTTGTGGTAAGAGCGACCGCCGATAAGCGGCCTGTCGTACATAGCTCTCCCGCGCGGAGGCATGGCATTACGCCTTTACGCGAAACTGAATAGCGATTTCGTAGCTGCCGCCCGTGGTAGCGCCTGCCGTGGTCAGCTTAATGTCACCAGTGCCGCCAGCGCTCTTAGGGTCAATTTGACCGCCAAAGGGCGTGAAATCAATAACGCCTTGCTCGCGCAACACAGCGATTTGATCGTCTGTGTCGTGGTCCCAAAGAAGCTCAACGTAATCAAACCCCGTTACGCGATAATCAATACGCTCTACCACCGTGTACGTTGGGGTAAGCTTCGTTTTTCCCGGCCCCGGCGCAAACAGTGAAGAAATGTCAATTTTTGTTACGGCGTTCTCGCCGGTTGAGTCGCTTTTGTTGGAAAGGCGATAAACGTAGCGCCCTCGCCCAGCCTCGGCAGAGTTAGCGCCGTAAATCTTTTCAACTTCTACTGTGTCAGCCATTTGCGAGCCCTGTAACTGTTGTATGTCCTGCAACGCCAAACCTAGCGCGGCGGGAAGTTTTAATGTTAACCAATGTACCTCATCAGTTTCGCGTAGTCTAGTTTTGACCGCTTGAGCCGCCTGCTGGCGTTTACACGGCGTCGAGAAAGTTGTTTAGGTCATCAAGCGCCGTCTGCACCTGCCCCGTCTTGGTTAGAATTTCGTCCAGCGCTGTCACTATCGCTTGCAATTTCCCCAATAGCGTCATCTTTACTCTCCTTGGGCTTAACGTGATTAACCAAAACTTCGGTTAGCGGGCTTCGGTTCCAGTGTCTTAGCTCAATCGTCGGGTCAATCCAGACCTCTACATCGTTATCCTTCGCCAGCATGGAGAAATAGTAATCTTCTCCGATAAAGCCCACCTCTTTGCCGCTTGGGTTTGGCCCTATCTTGTAGTTGAAAAACGCCTTGTAGTCCGTTCCGGTATAACTAAACGTCTCAACCTTATCGGCCAAAGCCTCGAACGCTTCTCTTTTCACTCTCAGGAAGGCGGTAGCAGCATAGCCGCTGTATATCACCCTTCCCTCGCCACAGTCCCATTGAAGGTTGTTGTCAGGGCCGCCGCAAAAGCTCAATTCTTCTGTCCGGCGCTGTGGCGCTCCCGCGCAAATCAACACCTTTTCGGGAACGTGCATCAGCTTCAAAAGCGCTTCCGGCTCCCAACCAATGTCATCATCAATAAAGATAATGTCATCAGCGCCCCACTTTAGGGCTTGCCCGGTCAGGATGTTGCGCGCCCGTGGCAAGTTTGCGTGACCAACTTGGGTGAACCAAGATACGTTTGCGTGACCATCAAGAAACTTCATCGTCTTAAAGACTGAAGTCATGTAGTCAGGGTCGGCAAATCGGCCAATAGGCGTGCAGATCGCTATATTTTTGACCGGCTGCTTTTTGTCCTCCTTAGTCATTTAGCGCTCCTGTGCTGCGAAGATGTAGTCAATGGTCAGGTTATCTTCTCCGCCGTCAAGAGCCTCATGACCAAAGGCCACGGTTAGCTCTGTGTCGGGAAGCAGGTCGCCCTGAGTTGAGCTTGTCACGTCCGCTTGACCGCGATTGGTGACAACGCCGTCTTCGTCGCGCCGCTCAACAAACACCGTGTCCTTGCCGTCATAAAACGCGACAACCTCGGTAAACGTGTCATCTTCCAGATTACCAAGCGCAACCTCAACCTCTGTTGAGTTGGTTTTGCCAACAGCAAATTCCAGCGCGTCCGCATCGCCAGACTGTGTGCGGAAAAGGAACTGGTCCGCCGGTTCCGTTCCCCAAGGGTCGTCAGCGGCGACGTGGAGGCCGATAATCGGAAGGCTCTGGTCTGCATCTTCAATTTTGAAGCGCGCCTTCAGCCAAGCCTTTTTGCCAGCCTCGATTTTGAAGATTTCGAGAACGTCCGTGTTGTTGCCCCACTGATAGTGAGCATTTGACGTGGCTGTGGTGTCGTTTGTGACTTGCAACAGCCCACCCGCGCCATCAATTACCGCGACGGTGGGCGTGCCCGCTGCGTCTGCGTGCCATCCGGTTACGCCAGATGCGGCAGCGGTGAAACGGTCGAAATCATCGTAAAACGAGAAAACTTTTGTCGGGTCAAGAATCGGCAGGTCTGCAATCGCAGCATTAGACTTGCTATTCGTGACGCCGTTTGGAAAACGAGTCGGGGTTCCCATGTGTAAACCTCATAGCGTTGTGGGTTGCAACGCCGGACCATTCCGGCGCTATGGTTAAGATATTTTGCTCTCTATTGGCTGGAAAGTCAACCTTCCCAAAGCTGGACGCAGCGGACCTTGCCCCCGCTATTTACGTCAATCTTTTTTGCGGCCTGCACCGCCTCTTTTGCAGAAGCGCCAGCCAGCATGGCCCCAAGGGCGTAAACCCCGCCAGAGCCGGTAGCGAAGGGTCTGTCTATTGGAATATCGTTTATTGCGCAGGCTTTATCGTCCGCCGCAACGTAGTAAAGCTTGTTCGCCTTGGCGTCCGCGAGGATGCCGTAGTGCTCCTGTTTGATCTCCCTCAAATCCTCAACCGATGGGATTTGTCCCGATCCAAGAATTTCTCGAATTGCGCGGTCATCTGAGTCGCCCGAGCCAGCAAAGTACAAGCCGTTTCCTAGGTTGGCTATTTTAATGGCGCTTTCGTTAAATATAGCCCCGTCAATGGTTTCTCTGCCGTCAGCAGCAAGAACGCCGTCTTTGTAGGCGATTGTGGTCATTTCGCACCCCCGAACGTCATGGTCGCATCCATTCCGGCATGAGCCTTGCGTAGCATTACTTTTTTGACAGGTTCTGGCGCTTCGGGCCAAGGAACGTGCGTCTTTTGGCGGTCAACCCAGTGCCATGTGTTCAGGCGTTGCGCCGCCTCAAGCTTGGACTGTCCGCACATACGGGCCGATATGATGGTTCTGGCGTCAAGGCGGGCGTCGTCTTTGGCGTTATCAGACGCGCCCTCGAAGCCGTCTGCGTTCTTATAGATAGCGCCGTATATGGCCGCTGCTACGTGATCCACATATTCTTTTGAGTGCATAATTCCTCCGTTTTGTGCGCGCCAGTGGGCCAGCCCCACATTCCTCCGGTTATCCCGGCGGTCTTGCCGCTTTATCAGTGCGGTGGAGTGCGTTCCTTAGACGATGGCGCGCGGTGATATTGTCGTGTTTTTTCGGGAGCCAGTCAAGGTGTGATTGATTGGTTACTTCTCAGAAAAGTTACCGAGCGGTAACAATTTCTCGATACTGTCGCTTTTTGACGGTTTTGTTCCCGTTCGGGTTTTTATGCGGGGTGGCGTATAAGCCAGCCTTATGCGCAATGGCGTATATTGGGTTTATCTATTTATGTCATAAACTTGTTATAAGTGGAGCGGGTCACGGATTCGAACCGCGCCAATGCCCGCCGTATTGCTACGGTGCAAACCCGCAAAAAGTGAGCGCCGCTACACGGGGGAGGACAACCCGGAGCGGCGCTCGTAGGGACGGGAACGCGGTTCCCATATCGACCCGACACGAAGCCTGTTTTTGCCGCCCCGTCTGAAAATTAACCGTGGATGTTGTTGTTGTCAATAAGGTGCGCGGGCCGGTCGCTACTCCGGCTGTCGGTTGCCCGATTAAAGACGGCCCCATCCTACTGACCGTTCACTTGTAGGTAAGTGCTGCGTGTCTGCTTTCCACGCCGCCGCGCCACATAAATATAGACGCGCTATCGTAGCGCGTCAACAAAAATATGGACGTGTCGTTTTATATTTTGCGCTATAGGTAAACCATAAGCGTACAATTTGGGTCATAGGTAACCCATAGGTTGACAATATGGCTCACCTGTAAACCTTCAACTTGACGCAAAAAGAAACCCCCGCCGGAGCGGGGGCCTCAGTTAGCGAGCCCTTAATAAGGATCGTTCTTATTAAGCGGAGCCCGGAGAGCCGTAAACGCCTTTCCAGTCGCCCCAACCAACACCGAAGCGCATATAGGCTTTCGCCTTGGCGTTGTCAGTGTCGAAGTCGGTGTCTTTGGAAAGCTCAACAGCTTCGCGCTCTTGGTAAATCATACCTGTACCGCTCGGCATACGGGTGCGGATAAAGAAGGCGTCCGCGTCCGTCAGGTAATGGTTAACCTTCATGCCAGCCGGGAATATGCCCATTTCGTAAAGCGAATTAAGGTCGTTGTTCGCCGTGCCGGACTGCATCCCCGAATAGAGGATACGGTTGGCTTCATGCACAAGCTGCGGAGGCAAGATGAGGCACTCGGGCTTGAGTGCGATCTGAAGGCCGTTGAAGTTTTTGGCCGTCATGATCTGAATGCTCAAGTCCTCAAGCGCCTGCTCCGAAAGGTCAGCAGCCGGGGAAAGCTCGTTGGACTGGTCGCCGCCCACGGTGGGGTGGTCAGTCGCAATAAGCTCCTTGGCGTCGCCGCCCGGATAGCTTGCATTGAAAGCGCGGTTATACACGTTGGCGCAGACGGTTTCTTTCGTCTGGCGCATGGAGAAGGCCAGCTTCGCAGCGCGGTTAAACGCCTTGTCGCGATACTGGTTGTCCGCAAGCTCCTCTCGCGTGACGATAAAGCCAAGCGAGTAAGCAATGTTCGCAATGCGCGACGTGTACCCTTGGGTATCGGCCACATATTGCGTTGGAGCGCCTTCACTCTTGACGGGCGCGAGGTCAAATCCGTTTGAAAGGATTCGCTCCTCATAAGCCTTGTCGGAAGGGGCCTGCTCAAACAATTCGCGGAACTCTTCCGGGTACTCGTCGTAGCTCTGTCCGAACCATTCGCGAACACCGGGCCATAGGGCGGCTGGGTGATTAGAGCGGGTAATTACTGTCATGTTATACTCTCCTTACCTGCTCGAACCAGCGGTGCCCCAAGTCGATTTGACGTTAGAGACGAGCCAGTTTGCGTTGGTTCCCACATCATTGTCCTCGTTTTCGACAAGACCAAAAATCTTGACGGCGAGGCCAGCGGTCGTGTCAGTAGCGGCGGTATTTGAGTCAAGCTCTACCTTGGAAATGCCGTTGACTGTATCGGGAGCCGTGTAGATGAGGTTTGCGTGAAGGCCAACTTCAGCGATTGCGACGTTTTCACTATCTGAATCTTCCTGAACCTCAAACAGAAGGTCTGCGGTTGCTGGAACAACGTGAACGAAAGCGCCATCGTCGGCGGAAGTCGTGGCCGGGATTACTCGGGATGCGTCGCGGAGGATTACGTTCTCGTCTTCTCCCTTTGAAGAAGCGAGACCAACAACTACCGCGTCGATTGGGCCAGCCGCAGCGGCCCGTTTAAACTGAGGGATTCCGTTTGCACCTGCCGTGCCGGAAAGAACGAGCGGATCGCCAATTGCGAGGGGCGTTGAAGTATCGAAAGCGAAAGCCTTAACGCTGGCCCCGTTATACGGGCGACCGTCCAGATACCTTACCGGGCGCAGACCAAACGCAGCATCAGCGTTTGCCATTATACACCTATTGGTTAAAGTGGTTGAACGTCTATCGGTCTAAGCGCCGTAGCGCAGCGTCAATCGAACTTTGCTGACTTGACGTAGGTGGTTTTTCCGTCAACCCTACCGCCAAAACTTGCAGAAGTCCCTTGCTTCAATCCTTCTTCGACCGCATCAATACCGGCCTGCTTCTCTTCTTGGGCCTCGTTGTAAATTTCTTCTTCGAGGACCATAAGGTACGCATATAATGGTTCACCGGACGCCTTCTTGTCAACCCTTTGGCGAATCACGGTTCCCATGTCGTCTACGTCCTCGACAATCTCGTTATCGTCTTTGCGCAAGAACTCCCATCCGGCGTTGCGCGCATCCTGAATACGGCTACCGTCGTCGTTGAACCAGCGCGCAACAAACCCCTTGGGGATGCTGTCCATTTTCAGGCGTTGGGTGTTCCCCATGATAGGTTGGCGCTTGGCGCGCTTTTCTTCCAGCTTTTCGCGGCGGGATTTTCTCGTCTGCATGGGTTAGCCTTTCTTTTTCAATTCGGGGTTGTCGGCGTAAACTTGCGCCGCATACCGCTCTTTTGATTCTTTATCGTTCTTGAAGATGCCGCGCTGCACCATCCACTTGAAGTCACCCTTCATATCGGCTGGAAGCTGGTCAAACCCTGCCTTTGCGGGACGGGCGGCGTTTGCGGTGCTTCTGCCGCCAGTGTTTACGTTTGGCGATTTTCCGCCAGCGGCGGGGCCAAAAGCAGCCTCAACTTCTCTGGTTACGGCGTCGTAAAAAGCCCTGCCGTCGCGTTGCGGGCTTAGGCCGCGCTGTGCAACTTCTTTCGCCGCCACCTGTTCGGCGTACTTCGTGCGGGCGGCGTCTTGGCGATACCAAGCGTTGTCGGCGTGCCATGTTTTGAAGTGCGGGTCACGGTCGGGGTGGTACTGTTCCTGATTTTGTTGCGGCGTCTGTGTTTGTAGTTCTGGAACGGTGGCAAGCTCGTCAAGCGACTTCTTGGCGCGGTCAAAGCGGTCAGTGTCGGCGCTTTCCGTGGCGTCGCGCATTTCCGCCAAAAGGCGCTCACGCTCTCGTTTTAGCTCGCTCTGATGGCGGCGGTTTTGAGCCTCAATGGCCTGATTAAAGCGCCCCTCGAACCGGCTCAATTCTTCGTTGAGACGGGAAACCTCCGACCTCAGCCGGGGGTTAATGCGCTCGTGATCCTCGTTAAATTTCGCCGGATCGTCAACAAAATTGTCTGGAAGGTCGCCAACCCACTCGCTCGCCGGTTTCCAGCCGCGACGGCGCGCTAGCTGCTCGTCCGTGAGCGGGGCCGGTTCCTGAGTTGTTGTTTCCTCTTGTTCCTCAACCTGTTGATCTGTTTCTTCTTCGTTTTCGATTTCTTCCGAAACCTGTTCTTCAGCGGCTTCAGCCATTGTTGATCCTTTCTACAACCCCCAATATGTCTCGGTCGCGTAACAGTCGGTATCTGTTGCCGTCTGCGTCTTCATGAAAAGCCTTCCCCTCGCCAGCGAATTTTGACCATACGATCTTGTCGCCGGGTGAGGGTGAGTCTTGGATAACGTCCACGCCGTCATCGTTGCGGGTAAAGGCCAAAGGCCCCATACTCACAAGCTCGCCAAATTGTTGTTGATAGCCGTTCGCATCCTTTGATGCGTCGGGAAGGATAACGCCGCCCTTTGTTTTCTCCTCAACTGTGTCCTCTTTTACAAGAACAAGGTAGGACAAAGGCTCAAACGTCTTTGGGTCTATTTTCCTCATTGCGCTCCTCGTCAATTCTCAATTCATCAAGCGGTTGCTTAATCGCTTCCATAAGGTAGTTAACACATTCCATGTGCCCGCGCAAGCGCGCATAGTCTATCTGGTTGAACGAATTGGCGAAAAGCGAGCGGTAGCCGTTTCTGGCTATCTCGTCGGCCTCATTGCCCCACTGTTCCTGCGTGAGTTTCAGAATTTCCTGAAACGCTTCTTTTGTGTCGGGGCGTGATCGCCACATATCCCAATCTTCGGGCGTCATCCGGCCCTCCCGCGCGCCTCTTGGCACAGCTTGCGCTGCGTCAGGCGTAGAGCCTCCGTTATTTGCGCCGGATCATTACCGTCTCGTAATGAAGCGTCAATAACGCAATCAAGCGCCCTCGCCCACTTATCGGCGTCCGTTTTCGCCTCCATAGCCGCCTCTATGGCCTCGAAAGGCTCAAAATCTTCGGCGGGCTTTTCGGTAATTTCAATGTAGGACACATGACGGTTCATGTACCCCTCAATGTTCAAAGACATTACGCCCCCAACGAGTAAAACCCTGTTTTTTCTTCGTGACAATAAAGAGCCCAAGAATCGCTATTTTCCAACAACAAATCAGGAACAGCAATAATTGACATTTGGTATTCGTCGGCAAGTTTTTT